CAGTGTTCCTTTCGCCGCTAACGACAAAATCTGGTGTGTATATGATATTACCTCGGCATTCACTTATGGTGGTGCTGCCCCAGATGCTTTGAATCCTGCTCTCTCGGCCCCCAACAACGCCACACTTAATGCTCTTGGCGCTGTTGGTAAACAAGACCACGCTAATTCGCCTTTCAAAGATGCGACCGTTGATTTCAAATTCGCTCTTGAATGGACAATCCTCGATGGTGCTGTAGAACCGGAACCTGAATCGGAACCTGAATCGGAACCTGAATCGGAACCTGAATCGGAACCTGAATCGGAACCTGAATCGGAACCTGAATCAGAACCTGAATCAGAACCTGAATCGGAACCGGGTAATGGAAATATACTTTTTACCCATTCTGCATCTCAAGATTACACTGAGCATGATAATATCTCAGATGGAACCTTTGATCTCAATTGGGATAACGACTGGGAATTAAAGTGTTCTTTTATGAGAATGAGCAATCATGCTGGGTATGCCCGAGTATTTGGATTTAGCCCTCAACCTCTAACTGAAACCGGTAATATTGAACTCTTAGGTACTAATGAGATGAACCTTTTAAACGGGCAAACTTACTTGATGAATAATGTAGGTACTCAAAATCCATCTGCCGATTTTGCGAAAGATACACACTACTATGCGTCTATGTTCTATGATGCTACAGCACAAACTCTAAAAATATGCTATCAAACATCTGCAGAATTTACAACTTGGGAAAATCTTGGTAGTATTACTTCTGGAAATACTACTACACATGATTTAAGCTCTAATCCCCTAACTGGTACACTTACATATACTATGTTTGTTGGAAACAGTGCCACAGGTACAAACAGATCTTTTAAAGGCTTTATCGATCTCTTAGAAATATCAACTCCTTAGATGGATATATCTAATAGTATAATCATAAATTATAGTAAAACTTTACTTTGTTTTTTATTATAATTTATAAAGTATTTTTTGTAAGTTTTATTTATGTATTTATCTTTGTTATTTATAACAGATCAATACAATTATAAATAAAAAAACGAAGAAGAAAACATTTAATTGTATTGATGTTTTTTGTTATCGTTTAAAAAATATTAATTATTTTTTTGTAATTTTTATTTTGTAGAATAATTTATAAATTCTGTTTTTTGATATTCTGGATTAATCCATGCTTTGTCGCATTTACAACACATATAAATATATTTCATTTGATCTTCATTATATCTCATATAAATTATATCTGAGTTTTCATTATTATGTTTTGTTTTTTCAGCACATGCTTGATTTGGACATGTCATTGATGTAACATGTGGTAATGTCGGATCGTGTTTTGTATATTTGTTGATATACATTTCGTAAAAAACGTTTTCATTTTTCCCATAATTCTTTTTATATATACATGGATCAAAATTATCTTCACATTTTATTTTTGATTTACAGCATTTGCATACATAATATAATTGTCCTTCACTATCTTTATCTAAAGATAGATACAATAAATTATCACAAATATTGCAAAATTTCATATGTATATATTATATTTTAATATTATTAATAAAATCGTATATTAATTATAATACTAGTAATACATTCTTATATTCATTTTTATATTCATTTTTATGTTGATTATTTATGACAACATGGCTCCAGAAATAATATAAATTGAATTTTGTGTTTCTAAAATATAATCGCTATTACTATCTTGATTTTCATCTACAATTTTAAACATACTTTGTAAAGGAGATGTATATTCAGAAACATTTTTATACAATACTTTGTCTGTTCCATCAAGACCAATTTTGCATTCTTTATTTAAGCTGGCCTTGTAATAATCACAACAGATTGGTTTTTCAATTGTAATTGCCATTTCCGCAGCTTTTGCCAATGTTTTGTGTGAAGGTATTTTAATCGTTGTTTTATTTTCAATATTATGTAATTCAGACATTTAACTTTTTAATTTATAAATAATTTTTAAGTATAAACGCACTTATCATATTTATAAATATAAATATGATTGTGTATGATACAAAAAATGACTTGTTACTAAATTCATTAATGAAATATTTTGATAATAAAATTAATATGACAACTTTAGTTGAAATATTACAAGATAGATCTTTAGCTTCTTTAAGAATGATAGATTGGTTTGTTACAAAATACTCAAAACAATATAATATTTCATATAATATTGATAATAAATTATTTAACGTATATATGAATTACAAATCCCAATTAAAAGCATATTCCAAAAAACAGATGGATCCATTTTGTCGTAGAGAAAGAATTGTTTTAAAAAAGCATGATAATGAAATAATAACTACAATTGGACAAATGAATTTTTTTAGATGGGCTATTGAAAATAGAGTAATTAAATTTATATATGAGAATTATGATGAAATTAATAAAGTAATGAAACAAGATAATAAAGCAAATAAAGTAAAAAAAGTAAATAAACAATCTTTATCAAGAAAAAAAAGTCATAATCTAATATCTAATAAAAAATCATTTACTCGTGAAAAAAATCAAACAATTCTGCATTTTGATTAGTTACAAAGTCTATTAAAAGTATTTTAACTTTATTTAAATTAAATAATATATTGTTTATATCTGGATTATCTTTATTCTCATCTACTGTCTTATTTATAATATCATTTATATCTTTTATTTCATTAAACGCTTTATTTTTTAATTTGTGAATAATATTATTATATTTATCTTGTAATACATTATTATTATTTATAATGAAATTATTAATTGTATTTTTAATAAATTCAAAAGTTTGATTTTTTGCACACGTTTCTTCTAATGACATCAAAAATTTATTTACAAATGCGTTTAATAATATTTGTGCCATATCATTATTATTTGCTTCCATTAATATATTTTAAGTTTTATTTTTTTATATAAATTATTATATTATTTATTATTAACTTCTATATGTATAGTTATTATTATTATGATAACTAAAGGATCAATATATAGTATATAGTATGTATGGTATAAATTAAAGTATGTATGGTATAAATACATTAGTCCTTCAAAATCGGATAATGATTCTAAATAAAAAAACTTATATATTTTTGTAATTTTAACTTCAAAAAAAATAAATTAAAATATAATGGAGAAATTTGATGCTTCTTGTTTAATTGATGCAAAAAAAGAATATACTCAAAGATTTGTTAGAAAATTGAAAATTCCTTTTTTAAATAAAATAATGGAATTATTTTCAGAAACAAAAGACGAATCTGTAAATATACATGAAGAAGACAAATTATTAATACATTTTCAAAATAAATTAGAAAGTGTACCAGAATATTCCTTAGAAAAAATAAATTCTTTAACTAGATCAATTATTTTAGAATCAAAATGCGATTATCTCGAAGAACTTTTTCAAGGAGTATATATTGTTCATACAAAAGTTCTTGCTGTTATTCAACATCACAAATCTAATATTAAATCTGAATTAAAAATACCAACAATTGATGATTTTATTTTTCAAGCATTTATTAATATTTGTAGATCTATATGGAAATATGCATATTTATTTAGAGAATCAAATAATACCTGTGAATATCAAAAAAATACAAATTCAATTGAAAATAAAATAGAACAAAGTATAAAAGAAACACTTGAGGATGTATTACCTGTAAGAGAACTTTTAATAGAACATGTAAAAGATTATATTGATGGAGAAAATTTTGATGATATAGCTGACGATGAAGAAAATACATTGATTCAAAAAACAAAATTATTAAAAAGAAAAAAAAATAGATTAATATCTGGAGGTGACTATATGAATTCTTTTACTGAACCTACATCCGAAGATGAATTACCTATTATATCATCGGAAATACAAGCACCACCAATACCACAAGCACAACCAATACCACAAGCACCACCAATACCACAAGCACCACCAATAACACAAGCACCACCAATACCACAAGCACCACCAATAACACAAGCACCACCAATAACACAAGCAATGTCTAGTTTAGAACCAGTACCTCCGGTAAATAATTCATATACTACTGGTGGAAATGAAGTAAATAACTTTGAATTAGACAATACACCACCAAAAAAATTATTTGATCCGGATAATGCTATTTTTGATGGTAATGACATGACTGTAAAGGAAATAGATTTGTCAGCAGTTCCCACTTCTGCTGGTGCTATAATTCACAATACAGATGATGTAAAAGACGTTACTAAAAAATTAAGTTTCGCGGAACCTCCTCCAAGAGGTGATTTAAATATATTATAAATTAGTTATAATTTTTAATAATATATTTTGAATAGAATACTTTTATAGTAAATTTAAAATAATAAATTTATAATAACAATTATTTATTTATTATTTGGGAATGGATATTTTGATTTTTCTAAGGAATTTGTTTGACTGAAACCAACCAAATCTGAGTAACTTGCAGGAGGAATACAGCTTTTGATGTCAAAATCAGTAGAATTACCAGGTTTTTTTGTATCATCAATACCTAAACAAAGATTTTTGCAAGGACCACATCCATTGGTATTCCATGCATCTTTAGAATTTTCATTCATTAATTTAACAGCATTATTCGTTAAATATTCTCTATAATCACTACCGCTTACAATACTATTTTTATAACGTAAATCGGAATATATATGAGTATTGGCTCTATAATCTGTAAAATTTCTTCCATCACTCATTTTATCTGGACATTTGCCTTCGTAAGTTGGATTTTTAATACAATCCATTTTAATTTACACAGAGATAATTTTATTTGATAAATTGAATAAAATTAAAAAGTTGTTTCTGGAATTGAAAAGTCATTTAATGAAGTATCCAAAGAAAGTTTTTGTACATGTTGTAAGTTACGACGTTTTTGACAGGATTTATCGCATCCTGCATTAGTTGTATTTATTTTATTAGGATTTACTTTAAATTGTGGTTGACCTAAAAATTCTGCAGCACCATTTCTAGCTGTATCTACTAAATTATTAATCATCGTTTCATCAAACTCTGGAAGTTTATGTAATATATTACTTATATCTGTTCCTTTAATATTTCTAACATTATTAACTAAATTATTAATTAGATTTGGATCTGTTTTTTTTACATTATTAAGCATATCACTTATATTATTACCTTCACCAACTATATTTAATAAATCACCAATATAGTCTGGATCAGTATTTTCGGTGTTGTTATTTGATATAGTATCATTACTAGTTAATAAATCTCCTTCTTCTGTAGTATTATAACTTGTTAATAAATCTCCTTCTTCTGTAGTATTATCAGTAGTTAATGAAGATTCATTCTCAACTGTAGTATTATTTGTATCTTCTGTAGTATTATCACTTGTTAATAAATCTCCTTCTTCTGTAGTATTATCAGTAGTTAATGAATCTTCATTCTCAACTGTAGTATTATCAGTAGTTAATGAATCTTCATTCTCAACTGTAGTATTATCAGTAGTTAATGAATCTTCATTCTCAACTGTAGTATTTTCTGTATTTTCTGTATTTTCTGTATCTTCTGTACTTTCTGTTACATCAAATTTGAAAGGGGGAAATCCATTATTATTATTTAAGCTATTTGCTCGATAAGCTCCCGCTTTTGATGTAATATTTTCAGGAATAATGTTTGCATCATCAATTTCATAATTATAGGTAATCAATTTGTTTATTTCTGTATCTTTTTCGAACATGTAATTGCCTTCATCACCACCTCCACCCTCTATAATATTTGCTGCACATTTAGAGAGTTTTGCAGAAATATGATCACTCATATATAAAGTTGGTGGATCATCAACACAAGTATCTTTTAATATATCTCCAATTATGTATAACTTTCCATTATCCTCAGTGTCATATGGTCTTGCACTTCTGTAGAAATAATTGTTTTCAGATAAAGAGATTGTTTTTTGTCGAGCACCAATAGAATAATATGAATTTTGATCATAAAAATTGTTATATAAATGGATGGGTTGTGCATATCTAATGCGTGGATTTCTACTATTTCCCGGAAACCAGCAATGATGAATAGTAATTTTAACATTCCTATCTCTTTCTTCTTCATCAACATTATCGTGATCATCTGCTCCAATTAACATAACTTTATGATGTGTGGTATTCGCTTTATCTGCATTATTACGATCTCTTGATTTAGTGGGATCTCCAAATATGCACCAAGAAACGGTTATATTTGTAGCACCGTTAGTCATATCTAGAAGTCCATCTGCCGTTTTTGTAAATGTACAATGATCAATCCAAATATCTTTTGGAATACCTTTATCACCTCCTTTTATTGATATAAAGTCTCCTGGTTTTTTGTTATCAATATCAGATTCTGTATCACCATCCTCAAATAAACCATCAAAATAAATGTTTCTAATTTGAATATTTTGACTTTCTTCACCGATTGATATAGATCCTTTTAAAACAGCATTATTTCTACCTATAATACTTATGTTTTTTTTATTTTTCAATGTTAATTTCATAGCATCATCTGTATTTTCTGTTCCTACAAGATCAATTTCACCATCTATAAAAATTAATTGATTATCTTGAATATTCTTTTTTAGTTGTTCAAAATCACTAGGTTTTTTTATTTCCCAAATTCTATTTGGATCTGGTCCACAACCAGAAGCATTACTGCCAAAACCAATCGCTTGTGTATCCCAATCTGGATAATATTCCGATATATTTTGAAATGATTCTACAGTAAATATATTTACTAATTTAGGATATATATATATAGACAAGATTGTCAATATTACTAATAATATACTAAATATTATTAATTTATACATTATATAATAATAATATAATAATTTGATACACATTATACATACATATTAATCATTAATGATTAATATACATATTAATGATTAATATATTTTAATGACCAAAATGGCCAAGTCTCTGTAAAAATGTATTATGTTCACATGGAGCATAAGAAATTCTACCAGGAGTGTCATAATCTGATCCCATTATTTGTGCTGCAGAATAAGAATTAGGATATTGAACTTGAGTATATGTATCACATACTGGTGAATTTACTGAAATGTCTTGATTACATGCGATACGTTCTTTTCCTTTCTCAGTCATTATTGCATTATTAAGTAATGACTTATGATCCGAGGTACTCATCATATTAGAATAATCACAATTTTGTGTAGTAGAAACTTGTTTTTTATTTGAAGATGTAGATGGTTCCATATATTCATCCTTAGGATTATTCTGGCGGGAGTCACCACCCCCACTTCCACAAGTATCTTTATATTTACATTCATTATCATCCCATTGACAATATGTATATTGTCCTCTGTTTGTATCCCATATATAACGTTCTTCACATTTTCCTTCCCCTTTTGATGTTAATCTAGCACATCCCATATCATCATGATCTTCCCACATTTTTGTTCTAGCCATATCATTTGGAGCGTTGGGACAAATATCTTCATCATCTGTATCTTCATCGTCTGTATCTTCATCTTCTGTATCTTCATCTTCTGTATCTTCATCTTCTGTATCTTCATCTTCTGTATCTTCATCACCACTTTCACAAGTTTCTTTATACTTACATTCACCGTCATCCCATTTACAATATACATACTCGCCTTTGTCTGTATCCCATATATAACGTTCTTCACATTTTCCTTCACCTTTTGATGTTAATCTAGCACATCCCATATCATCATGATCTTCCCACATTTTTGTTCTAGCCGAATCATTTGGAGCATTGGGACACGCACCTCCTTCATCTTCTGTATCATCATCTTCAGTTGTGCCGCCACCCCCACCTCCACAAGTATCTTTATATTTACATTCATCATCATCCCATTGACAATATGTATATTGTCCTCTGTTTGTATCCCATATATAACGTTCTTCACATTTTCCTTCCCCTTTTGATGTTAAT